ACTAGTTAAAGAATAATGACTTTGCAAGATATTAAAATATATGCCTTTAACTTTTTTAGTCTTGCTATTTCAATGACTCATGTGGAAATGGTATTAAAATTAATTCTATTAGTAGCTTCTATAATTTATACAGCTCAAAGAATATGGATTAATTATAATGAAAAGAAAAATAAATAAGATTATAATTCACTGCTCAGCAACTCCACCTGATATGGATGTTGATGCTGATAGAGTAGATGAGTGGCACAGACAAAGAGGGTGGTCAGGTATTGGCTACCATTTTTTTATTAAAAGAAATGGTCAGATAGAAATCGGCAGGCCTTTAGAAAAATCTGGAGCTCACACAAAAGGGCACAATAAAAACTCTATAGGCATTTGTTATGCAGGGGGATTAAATTCAGAAATGTGTCCTGAAGATAATAGAACAAACGCTCAAATAGCAAGCTTGCTTTCTTTATTAAGGTTATTAAAAAATATATTTCCAGATGCTTCTATACATGGGCACAGGGATTTTTCAATAAAAAGCTGCCCTAATTTTGATGCACAAAATGAATATAAAGGATTATGAAAAAAATTATACAATGGTTAACAGGTGGGGTTATAAAAGAAGTCGGAAAAGTTATTGATGACTTAGTTACCACAGAGGAAGAAAAATTAGTTGCTAAGCAAAAAGTACAAGAGATACTGGAGCAAGCAGATAAGGAAGCTCAGGAGCAAGTAACTGAGCGTTGGAAGTATGACATGCAAAGCGATAGCTTTCTATCAAAAAATATACGTCCAATGGTTTTAATATATCTCACTATCATATTTACAGCTTTATGTTTTAGCGATGGCAATATTGGTGAATTTAAAATAGCCGAAGCTTATATTCCAATTTTTCAAACATTATTAGTTACTGTGTATGGTGCATATTTTGTTGGACGTAGTTGGGAAAAAACTAAAAAATAAGTAAAGAATAAAATTCATATATTTGTAAAATAAATTAAATTTAAAATTATGTCAGACAAAACTAAAAAAGTAACGCAAGAAGAATTAACTAAATTACAAGAACTACACAACTCTTTTGTGCAGGCTAAAGTATCTTTAGGAGATGTAGAGCTTCAAAAACAAAATATCTTAGAAGGTATAAAACAAATTAGAACTATGTTCTTAGAAATGGAAGAACAGTTAAAAGAAACTTATGGTGATAATTCAGTTGTAAATTTAGAAACTGGAGAAGTGACTGAGAAAAAAGAATAACACATGGCTAAAATTAGTAATACCTTATCATACCCTAATCAATCACCAATTGATTCAGGGGATTATTTAATTGGAACAGCTGCTGGCTCAAGTCCAATTAGCAATCAAACAAAAACATTTACGATAGGAGATATTGCTAATTTTGTTAATACCTCATCTGGGAATGTATCTTCTATTATAGCAGGTACTGGAATTTCAGTAGACCAAGCTACAGGCAATGTAACAGTTTCTTCAACAATCACAGATACAACTTATGATTTAGCTTCTGCACAGTCAACTAATGATGTAGACGTAACTCTTACAGGTTCAGATGCATCAGTAGACACTGTTAAGTTTGTAGCTGGTACTAATATTACTCTAACTGATAATGGTTCTAACCAAATTACAATAGATGCTGCAGGCCCAGGTGCTGGCAGTATATCTGGGAGTGGGACGTTAAATCAAATCCCTATGTTTACCCCTGATGGCACAACTATAGGAGATTCTATACTAAAACAGGTAGGCTCTAATAGTATTAAAGTAGGTAATGTTGGTAACGGAACATCGTTTACTGATGTAACTGTAGTTACATCTACATTTTTAGGAAATGCTTTAAATATTACAAATAATACTAGTAGTGCGATAGCTTTAGTAGATAGATTATCTGTACTAAAACAAGCAGAGATAGGGGATAACACCACAAGTAGTTTTATTAAAGGCAATTTAGACATAGGCTCTGTGGGTAGCAGCCTACATATCGAATCAAACACAAGTATTAATGGAGATTTAACTACAGAGGCTCTTGGTACTGTTCAGTTAAAAGGAAATGTGACTGTGGGCCAATCTGGCGGTGCAAGCACATTTACTATTTTTCCAAGAATTCAGGATTCAAATGGCAGTTTTGGAACTGAGGGTCAAATCTTAGCGGCAGGTTCAAATTCTCGAGTTTCCTGGATAGGTTCTGGTGGTGTCGGTAAAACGTATTACACATATACAGCTTTGATAAGTCAAACAGGAACAAATCCTATAACAATAGTTTCTGAACTAAATAATAACATACCAAACATAGGTACTTTAAATTTAGCTAGAACATCTGGTGGAGAATACACAATAACATCCACTGGAACACCTTTTACGACCAATAAAACAATTGTTTTTATGAACGGAGGTAGCGCTGAAAACAACCATGACATAGCTTGGGAAGCGGTTAGTACGAGTCAAATAAAAATATTGACTCATAATAGTGATGATAAATTAACAAATGCGTCTCTTGAAATTAGAGTGTACGCATAAGTAAAATCAAATATAATGGATATAAGAAAAATATCCATCGGTCCAGATTATAAGTCTGGAGCTATGCATTATTTAGTAGGACAAGACGTTCTTAACGGAACACATAAGATTCATTTAATTAAATATGACTCGCAGTTACAATCCTACAAAATATACATAGAAGATGGAGATGTTGTTATTCTTTGGAAAGAGTTTAGTTTTACTGTACCTGTATCCATTGAATACAATATAAACTTTTGAAATCACCAACAGACTTTATAGTAACTCCTAGAGAAAACAAAAGATATTCCAATACAAAAAATATTGGTGGAATAGATTTTCTTGTTAGCTCATCTGAAGAAGATGCTAGGTACTCAAACAGGTATGCTGAAGTAAAAGCATTACCTATAAATTATTGTGGCCCTATAAAAGTAGGTGACACTCTTCTGGTTCACCACAATGTTTTTAAATTCTACAATGATATTAAAGGACGTAGAAAAAGTGGTAAAAGTTTTTTAAAAGACAACTTGTTTTTAGTAGACAGCGACCAGTTTTTTATGTTTAAACAAGATGATAAATGGCATGCTCATGACAGATATTGTTATGTTAAACCAATCAAAGCAAAAGAATCTATTATATTTAAGAATACTAAAGAAGAGCCTTTAGTTGCTGAGATGATTTATCCTAATACTACATTAGTAAATCAAGGTGTTAAAAAAGGTGATTTAATATCTTTCAAACCAGATAGTGAATATGAGTTTGAAGTAGATGGAGAAAAATTATATAGAATGTTTGACCATCAGATAGCAATGATATTATGAAATTAAATTCAGAAGAAAGAAAAAAAAGACCTGTGTTCACAGGAGTTATTAAATATTTCCCTCTTGCATTGATGGAGGTTTCACGTGTTTCTTTAGCAGGAAACAAACAACATCACCCAGAAAAAAAATTACACTGGGATAGAAATAAATCAACAGATGATTACGATGCATTAGCTAGACATTTAATAGAAGCTGGAACAATTGACGATGATGGGATTCGACATACCGCTAAGGTGGCTTGGCGAGCTCTTGCGTGTTTAGAAAAAGAACTTGAGAATGAAATCAAACAAGGAAATTAAATTAGAAATTATTGACGCAGCTAGAAGAGCTGTTCATCAATTAATTAAGGTTGCTAAAGAAGATATTATCAAGCCAGACCCTGAAGATGATTTAGCAGCAGATAGACTTAAGAATGCAGCAGCTACTAAGAAGTTAGCTATATTCGATGCGTTTGAAATATTAAGCAGGATAGAGGCAGAGAAAGAAGCTTTGTCTATGGCAGAAAAAAATAACAAAGTAGATACAAAACAAGGATTTGCAGAGCGTAGGTCAAAATAATGAGATGTATAAAGTGGTGCAAGATTATGTGCCTAAATCCGTAGTTACCAATAAGAACAAAAATAAAAGTTGGGAGTATGGATACAACAAGAAATATGACTTTGTGTGTATATCTAGAAGCGGTGAGCTTGGAGATATTATAAACATACAAGGCCTTATTATCGGTCTGCCTAAACAACCAAAAAATATACATTCACGTTCAAAGAAAAAATCTGAACAATACTGGGAAAGAATAGATATTCCAAAACCTCTTAGTAAAATTCAATCAATATTTCAATGGAATGAAATGCCTAGTGAATTTAAAAATAACTGGGTTGATTATATTGAGAATGAATTTGATAATAGAGAGTTAGGTTATTGGTTTATGAACAATGGAGTTCCTACATATATATCAGGAGCTCACTACATGTACTTGCAATGGACATCTATAGATGTTGGTTACCCAGATTATAGAGAAGCTAATAGAATATTTTATTTGTATTGGGAGGCATGTAAAGCAGATAACAGAAGTTTTGGAATGACTTATCTAAAAATAAGAAGGTCAGGTTTTTCTTACATGGGTTCTTCAGAAAGCGTTAATACAGGAACACTTGCAAAAGATTCTAGAGTTGGAATACTATCTAAAACAGGAGCAGACGCTAAGAAAATGTTTACTGATAAAGTTGTTCCTATAGCAAACAGATTACCATTCTTCTTCAAGCCTATACAAGATGGTATGGATAAACCTAAAACAGAATTAGCGTTTAGAATACCAGCGTCTAAGATAACAAAGAAAAACATGTATGATTCTGATAAAGAAGAGCTGTTAGGATTAGATACAACTATAGATTGGAAAAACACAGATGACAACTCTTATGATGGCGAGAAGCTATTATTGTTAGTGCATGATGAAAGTGGTAAATGGATAAAGCCAAATAATATTTTAAACAACTGGCGTGTTACAAAAACCTGTTTACGTTTAGGTAGTAAGATTATAGGTAAATGTATGATGGGCTCTACTTCTAATGCATTGAGTAAGGGTGGAGATAATTTTAAAAAATTATACGAAGATTCTTCATTAAGTAAACGTAATTCTAATGGCCAAACCAAAAGCGGACTATATAACTTATTTATCCCAATGGAATGGAATATGGAAGGGTTTATAGACAGATATGGATTGCCTGTTTTTAGAAAGCCTGAAGAAAAAACTATTGGTGTAGATGGTGAGATTATAGAAAATGGTGCAATAGATTACTGGGAAGCTGAAGTTGATAGCTTAAAGAATGACCCTGATGCTTTAAATGAATTTTATAGACAGTTCCCAAGAACTGAGTCACATGCTTTCAGAGATGAAAGTAAACAGTCTTTATTTAATTTAACAAAGATATATCAGCAGATTGACTATAATGACTCTACTATAAAAGAACATCATTTAACAAGAGGTTCGTTTTCATGGAAAGACGGAATAAAAGACTCTAAAGTTATATGGACTCCTAACAATCGTGGAAGATTCCTGGTGTCATGGACTCCTAACAAAAATTTACAGAATAGAGTCATAAATAGGAATGGCAAAAAGATGCCAGGTAATGAACACCTGGGTGCTTTTGGTTGTGATAGTTATGACATATCTGGAACAGTAGGTGGAAGAGGTTCTAATGGTGCACTACATGGTCTTACAAAATTTAACATGGACGAAGCTCCAAGCAATGAGTTTTTCTTAGAGTATGTAGCAAGACCTCAAACGGCAGAAATATTTTTTGAAGAAGTGTTAATGGCTTGTGTGTTTTATGGAATGCCTATACTTGTTGAGAATAACAAGCCTAGACTTTTGTATCATTTTAAAAACAGAGGATACAGAGCTTTTAGCATGAATAGGCCTGATAAGGTTTTTAATAAATTATCAAGAACAGAAAAAGAATTAGGAGGTATACCAAACTCCAGTGAGGATATAAAACAAGCTCATGCTGCTGCAATAGAATCATATATTGAAAAGCATATTGGCTTGGATATGGAAGGTACATTTAGAGACTCTGACTTGATGGGTTCTATGCCGTTTACCAGGACTCTAGAAGACTGGGCAAAGTTTGATATAGGAAACAGAACTAAGTTTGATGCATCTATTAGCAGTGGTTTAGCAATCATGGCTTGTCAAAAGCATCTTTATACACCTGAAAAGAAAAGCTCAAAAATTTCCATTAACTTTGCAAGGTATACCAATAAGGGATTAACAAGCGATTTAATTAGATAGATGAAAGAAGTTAAAGTAAATATTTCATCTGTAGGCTTCCCTAGTCAATTTGTATCAGATGCAGAAAAAGCCACTGATGAGTTTGGCTTACAGATAGGGCAAGCAATACAGTATGAGTGGTTTAGAAAAGACGGCAATGGCTGTCGTTATTATAACCAATGGCGAGATTTTCACAGATTACGCTTATACGCAAGAGGAGAACAATCAGTTGGTAAATATAAAAATGAACTAGCAGTAGATGGAGATTTATCTTATCTTAATTTAGATTGGACACCTGTCCCTATACTTCCTAAGTTTGTTGATATTGTAGTTAATGGAATGTCAGACAGACTTTTCAAGGTAAAAGCTTATGCTCAAGACGCATTATCGCAGGGTAAAAGAAGTAAGTATCAAGATATGGTTGAGGGCCAGATGGCCGCTAAAGATATACTCTTAGATATTAAAGACATGACAGGAGCAGACCCATTTACGATGGACCCTGATTCTCTTCCTGAAAACGACGAAGAACTTACATTGTATATGCAGCTTAACTATAAGCCTGCTATTGAGATAGCTGAAGAGGAAGCTATTGACACCATGTTTCAAGAAAATCATTATGCAGATACACGTAAGCGTATTGATTATGATTTAACAGTATTAGGTATTGGTGTAGCCAAGCATGAGTTTTTACCAGGCTCTGGTGTAGAGGTTAAATACGTTGACCCTGCTAATGTTGTGTATAGTTATACTGAAGACCCACATTTTAAAGATTGTTTTTATTGGGGTGAAATTAAAGTTGTTCCTATTACGGAGCTTCTAAAGATTGACCCAACATTAACTAATGAAGATTTAGATAAGATATCTAAGTATAGTCAAAGCTGGTATGATTACTACAATGTAGCACAGTATTATCAGAATGATATTTTTTATAGAGACACAGTAACTTTAATGTATTTCAATTATAAAACCACTAAGAAGATGGTTTATAAAAAGAAAGTTACGGACAGTGGAGCTATGAAGATGATAGAAAAAGATGACCAGTTCAACCCTCCACCAGAAATGATGGAAGAGGGTAGATTTGAAAAGGTCTCAAAAACTATTGATGTTTGGTATGACGGAATAATGGTGATGGGTACTGATATTCTTTTGAAGTGGGAGCTAGCCAGTAACATGGTTCGCCCTCAGTCTTCTTCACAACACGCATTACCAAACTATGTAGCTGTAGCTCCAAGAATGTACAAAGGCGTGATTGAATCATTAGTTAGAAGAATGATTCCTTTTGCTGATTTGATTCAGATTACACATTTGAAATTACAGCAAGTTATAGCCAGGACTGTACCTGATGGAGTATTTATAGATGCAGATGGATTAAATGAAGTTGACCTAGGGACAGGAGCTGCGTATAATCCTGAAGACGCATTAAGATTATATTTCCAAACAGGTTCTGTAGTTGGTAGAAGCTATACACAAGATGGAGACTTCAATCAAGCTAGAGTTCCTATACAGCAGCTTACATCTAATAGTGGTGCTAGTAAAACTCAAATGCTTATTACAAACTATAATCATTATCTAAACATGATTAGAACTGTAACAGGATTAAATGAAGCTAGAGATGGCTCAACGCCTGACCCTAACTCTTTAGTTGGATTGCAGAAGCTTGCAGCGTTGAACTCTAATACAGCTACTAGACATATACTTCAAGGAAGCTTATATGTTTACAGAACACTGGCCGAAGCCTTAACATATAGAGTAGCGGATATCTTAGAGTATTCTGATTTCAAAGAAGACTTTATAAATAAAATAGGAAAGTACAACGTAAGTATACTTAATGATATATCTGATTTATATATTTATGACTTCGGTATCTTTATTGAGGTCTCACCTGATGAAGAAGAGAAAGCTCAACTGGAGGCAAACATTCAAATGGCTTTATCGAAACAAGATATAAATCTGGAAGATGCCATTGATATAAGAGAAATTAAAAATATTAAACTTGCTAATCAATTACTAAAAGTAAAAAGAAAACAAAAGCAAGAACGTGATGAGAAGAATGCTATGTTA